AATGGCGACATTTGCAAATACTAGTAATCCTACTCCGTTTGGGATATACGATAACGACACAGACTTTCCAGGTGAAGCTGATAACATGGTTACATATGTTAAGCGAAACTTAGGTGATGATGTATTATCTGTTGAGTTAACAAAGAAACAGATATGGGCGAATTTTGAGGACGCCACACTACAATATAGTGCAATTCTCAATCAGTATCAGGCTAAATCTCAGCTTGTAAATTTTCTAGGATACGCAACCGGATCTTTAACAGGAGGCGAAGAAAAGTACGTAAGAGAAAATCTAGAATTTTTAACAAGATTTGCAGAACCTTATGCAATGGAGGCTGGCATTGGAGGTTCATATAATTCCATTAGTGGATCGATCCAGCTAGAGGTTGGCCGACAAGACTATGATTTATATACGGAACTAGTTGATGCTAATGGTGTCTCAGTTTTTGATGATACAAAAGGTAAATTAAAAATTGAGGAAGTTTTTCACTATAATCCACAAGCTGCGTATCGATTTTTTGATACAACATCAGCTATCAATTATTTAAATAATGAATTTAGCTTTGAATCTTTTACACCTGAGACGATATTTTATATTCTACCTGTTTACGAAGATATCTTGCGTGCTGGACAATTGGACGCATCAAATCGCGTTAGAAAATCTAATTATTCATACAAGATAAATGGAACAAATCTTAGACTGTATCCTATACCTACACGAGCTAACAAAGCTGTTATCAGAGTTCGACAATACCCAGATCCATTAACACCCGCTTATAAAGATGACACAATTCACGGTGTTTCAAACATGAGTAATCTACCGTTTGGTAACGTTCAATATAGTAGAATTAACTCAATAGGTCGTCAGTGGATTAGACAGTATACTCTAGCATTGTCAATGGAGCGGTTAGGTTATATTAGAGGTAAATTTGGGAGCATTCCAGTCCCAGGTGAGTCTGTTACCTTAAATAGCAGTGATATGATTAGTAATGGTCGTTCAGATAGGGACAGTTTAAGAGATAAATTGAGAGAAATGCTCGAGTCAATGACTTATGACAAGTTAATGGAAATTCAATCAACAAGAGCAGAGCAAATTCAAAAACAACTTAGATTTGTTCCGGTTCCAAACGGAAAAGCAATATTTTACGGGTAATTAAATGTCTAGATTATTTATAACACAAAGAGAAATTAACTTTATTAATGATATCGCTAAAGAAGTGGTTAAAGATGTTGTTGGGCAAAAAATTTATCTGTTTCAAATATCTGCAGCTAAATCAAAAGTTCATGATATATACGAAGAAAGTCAAGATAAAGTTTTTGAATCACCTATCGAATTAGATTGTCTAGTAAAATATAATGCACAAGAAATTAAAACAAATCGATTTGGTTCTGAAGAGTATTATACAATTGAGGCATATATCCACTCTAAAGACCTACTAGATAAAGGTATTGAAATTCTTGAAGGCGATTTCTTCTCTTATGGTTCCACATTTTTTGAAATTACAAAAGCTCCTGTTTCACAAACAATATTTGGGCAAATCGAACATAAGAGATTTATAACAGTAAGCGGAAGGCAGGCACGTAAAGAGCAATTTTTGTCAAAGGTTTTTGGTCCTACTTCTATGGAGTTTACTGATGATGATGCTATTCAAGATACATTTGTTCAACAAAGAGGTTTTGAAAACAATAAGTTAGGCGCAACAGGTGATGTTAGAGACTTAAGAAAAAATGGGACATTAGAAGAGCCAATTAGTGGACCAAAAGAAGTATCAAAAAGAGGCGGATCTGCAAACAAAGGGTCTTCTTTTTATGATGATTTATAAAGAGGAGATGTAAATGGCAAAAAAACAAATACCACCTAAAAAAGTTCTTATTAAAAACTTTGACGGTGATAATGTACCAGATAACTTTGAATTCCCCTCGATAGGTATTGAAGATATTGACAGGACTCTATTTAATTTGTTTGATGATATTTTAGATTTTCAAGTTACATCTAAAGGTCAAACAATCGATGTGCCTGTTATATTTGCGACAGGTGAAAGATTTGCTCTTACTAGAAGAAAAGTTCCTTTGCGTGACAGAAACAATACAAATATTTTACCGTTAATATCGATTGTTAGAAATAACTTTGACATAGGCCCGCAGCAAAATGGAAAAGGAACAGCAATTGCTTTTCGTGCACAACCAAACTATGTAATCAAGTATAGATTATCAGAAAAAGATAGAAGCTTTCAAAATATTATTAATAAGCAAAGACTTAAAAATCAAAAAAACGTTTCTAGTGACTCTAGTTTCTTAGACTTGTCAAGTAAGATCGGCGTGCAGCCAGACAATGTTGGCACACGAAGATCTACAGAAAATTTACAGTTTTCAAAAAATGCACAAATTAGCTTAAAACCTGCTATCAATACAAACCTGTACGAAATTATTCAAGTACCTTACCCTTACTTTATATCAACTACTTACAACGTGACATTTTGGTGCCAATATCTCGTTCAAGCAAATCAAATGATTGAGTATTTTTTAACAAAAATTCAAGTACCTGGAGGAGAATTTGCTTTGACGACAGATAGCGGGTATGAGTTAGTTGCTTTTGTAGGTAATAATATTAATTTTGAAAATAATTTTGATAGTATGACAGAAGACGAAAGAATAATTAAGTATTCTTTTGAGATAACAATTCCAGGATATATATTAAATGCTGATGCACCGGGATTACCAAAACAATTAAGAAGTTTTTATTCAGCTCCTACAATCGATTTTTCTTATTTAGGTTCAAACGAAGATATACGATTAGATTATCAACCCGAGACAAAAAAAGAAAAGATAGAAAGACACGTGCTTACTGACTTGACAAATATTGAAGAATATCAAAATCAAAGAGGCGAGACAAACGAAGTAATTGAATCATATGTCAAAAATCCTTTTACAAATAGTGAAGAACCTGAGTTTTTAAGGGTTAAAAATACAAACTCAAGAACAGGAGAATCTGTTATATCACAAAGAATAATTAAAGAAATTGATAGGCAATATGAGTAGGTGGTTGATATTTATAAAATGAAAGAATATTTATATTTAAAATTAGGAGAATTGAATGTCAGAACAAATTTTTAGATCTCCAGGCTTTTTCGAGAGAGAAGTTGATTTAACGCAAAGATCAGCAAGACTAGAGGGAATTCCTGCCGGTGTAATTGGTACATCAGAATACGGACCAGCATTTGTTCCTGTCACTTTAGGTTCATATGTAGATTTTGAGAGAAAATTCGGATCGATAAATAAGGATCAATACGGCCCTTTTGCTGTAAGAGAATGGCTAAATAATCGGACAGCAGTCACTTTTATTAGGGTGTTAGGTGCAGGTAATGGAATGATGACATCAGACGGCACAGTTGAGAATGCTGGGTTTGTCATCAAAGGGACGAGAGCAAAAGACTTAACAAGAAACCCGCAGGCAGGTGAAAACAGATACTCAGGAGCTGTACAGTTTATTGCAGCGCTGCACGATTCAACAACTTATGAGGTTGCAGGTAACCCTCTTTTTACTGATAACGACTCTTTTGATTCTTCATCAAATCTTAAACTAATTAGATCGATGATACTACTTGCGTCTGGTACTAGACTTCAGATTTTAGATCATGATGAAGCTTGGTCTGCCTCTAACGTATTAAACGACGATGCAGGAATTAGCAGTTATGATGGATCTAGCACAGAAGGAACATTTAAGCTAGTATTGTCAAGCGCAATTGGATCAACATTTAGTAATGATGAAGGAAATGCTGGTATTAAAATCTATACTGCGTCTTTAAATCCTTCTAGTGATCATTATATTGGTAAGTTTTTAAATAAAAATCCCGATCTTTTCCATCAAGAACAACATCTATTATACGCAGATTTTCCTGTTGAACACGACTTAGCAAAAGTAAAATATACATCTGCTAAAAGTACTATTGCTTTATTATCCGGATCAGCTGCTACAAATGGTGTTTCAGGCGTCGTTAATAGAGATTTATTCGGTAGATTTGATACAAGATATACAACAGCTAAGACAACATCTTTTATCTCTCAACCTTTTGGTAATAAAGAATATGACTTATTTCACTTTGAAGCGATTGACGATGGTGAAATTGGGCATAAAAGGGTTAAGATATCTATATCCAACCTAAGAAGATCAACAGATCCTAAAAATCCGTATGGTACGTTTACTGTTTTAGTAAGAGACATAAGTGATTCAGACACAGACTTAAAAGTTTTAGAGCAATTTGGTCCTTGTACGTTAAATCCAGCTGATGAAAATTACGTAGCAAATCTAGTTGGTGATTATAAAGTTTATTATAATTTTGACGGTAATTCTGAATCTGAAAGACGTTTAAACGTCGAAGGCAAAAGACCCAATAAATCACAATTTGTAAGAATCGTAATGAATAGGCAGGTTGAAGATAGTTTAATACCTGCTGAAACTTTACCATTCGGGTTTAGAGGTTTGCCTGCACTTAAAACAAATGATTATTTAACAGACTCAACAGAAATTTTGTCTATGGGATCTGCTGAATATCGCTTAACAGCTGTTGAAAGTGCTGATATTGTTGCCGGTACTTCTTTAACAGGATCGATTATTCCTCCGCTTCCTATGCGTTTTAAAGCTACTAGAGGTGCAGTAAAAAGAGACGCAACCCCTGCATTTACTGGAGAACCAGGCAGCTTAGAACTAGCTGACTCTAGATTTTTCTGGGGAGTTAAAACAGAAAACATTCCTCTTTCAAGCTCAGTATCTGATGCTGTTCTTAAATCAAATGCAGGAAAAATTAAAAGCGGAATTGTTGAATCATATTCTAAGTTTTTAGGAGTTCAAAATCTAGATACACTTGTTACAGGTTCTGGGGCAGATGCATTTAATAGTAATAAGTTTTCATTGTCAAAAGTTGCTCTTTATAATGCATTTCCTCTAACAAGTAGAGTGACTGATGAAAATGCATTAGCAAATATTATCACAGGATCAGCTTCTGATCATATTAAAGAAACAGCTTATATTAGAAATGGTGTTGTTGAGACTAAAAATTATACAATTACTGACGATGGGACTGCATCAATACAACGTTTGACACTCGCTTCATTAGCTGCAGCAAGAGATGCTAAACTATTTAATAGGTTTAGTGATTATGCAAAGTTTACAAATGTTTTGTATGGCGGTTTTGATGGAGTAAATATACTTGATAAAGACCAGCGATTGTTAAATGATAGAGCATCTTCATCGGAATCAGGCGGAAAAGCAACTAACGCAGAAATTAGTTACCTTAACTTAAGTTCTGATTCTTCTCCCGGTACTGGCAAAGAAAACAATGCTGTTAATTCTTATAGGACAGCTGCTAGAATTATAACAGATCCATTTGCTTCTAGGGCTAATATTGTAACAATCCCAGGCATTAGAGATGCTTACGTGACAGACTATGTATCAGATTTAGTTAGAGACTATAGTCAAGCAATATATTTGATGGATATTCCGTCTTATGATGACGATGGCACACGAATATTTTCACTAAGCACCCGACCAAATGTAATTAAAACAATTGATACATTCGAATCTCGAGCATTAGACAATAATTATGTTGCAACTTATTTTCCTGATGTTATATTTGATGATAACGTAAATAAAGCAACATTTAACGCGCCATCTTCAATTGCAGCTCTTAAAGCATTAGGTTATAATGATTCTATTGCTTATCCGTGGTATGCTCCAGCAGGATTTAATCGCGGCGCGCTAAATAACGTTTTAAATACAAGAGTTAGATTAAATACAGAAGATAGAAATATTTTACAGGATGCTCGAATCAATCCTGTTGCTAACTTTCCTAACGGTGGTTTTGTTATATTCGGACAGAAAACTCTTCAACAAGATCGTTCTTTGCTAGATAGAGTTAGTGTTAGAAGAATGTTATTAGAAGCTAAAAGAGTAACAATAGAAATTACAAGAACTCTAGTCTTTGAGCAAAATGTTCCTGAGTTGAGAGCAAGATTTATTTCTGGAGTGACTCCAAGATTAGCAAATATTCAAGCAAATCAAGGTATTCATAAATTTGATGTCATAATGGATGACACAAATAATTCACCTGAAGATATTGAGCAATTAAAAGTCAATGGAACCATTGTTCTTTATCCCACAAATACAATTGAGTTTGTTGCTTTTAACTTTGTTATAACAAATTCAGGTGTGAGCTTCGAATAAAAGATATATAAGAATAAATGGAGATATAAATGGCAGAATTAACTTACAAATCACCAGGTGTTAGCACAAGAGAGATTGATATATCTCAACCAACTATTGCAAGACCAACTGGTATACCTGCTGGAATTGTCGGGACTGCAATTGAGGGCCCTGCTTTTGTTCCGCTTTCAATTTCAAATTTTAGAGATTTTACAACTGTGTTTGGTGCTTCTGACGGAAGTAAATTTGGACCGATTGCTGTAAGTCAGTGGCTTGCCAATGCAAATTCTGTTACTTATATGCGAGTTTTAGGAGCTGGAAACGGAAAGAAAAGAAATGCAAGTGGTATTGTTACTAATGCTGGCTTTAAAGTAGGAGATGAACTTCCTCAATCGAGTGGAGATAAAGGCGCAAATGCTTATGCAAAAGATGAAAATGGTATCTTAGGAAGAACTTATTTCCTAGGCGCATTTATGTCAGAATCTGC